ATCAGCCAGGTGCCTGCTATGCGAAGGGCATTATATGACAGAGCGAACACAGGGCGGGTTCTATTCAACATGGGCGTGCCTTTCGAGCAGATAAATCGGATATTCTCTTTTGGGGTAGACGAATATGAGGATTGGGATAAGAGCCATTTTACAGTATCATCGGTTGCGGGTTCTGAGAACAGGGACATAAAAAAAAACACTATACACTTACTGAGAAACGAGCAAGCCCTGAGAAACAGGCTGAACGCAAAGACGAAATAGCAGAGAAGGACATACAACCTATGGTCGAGGATCTACTCAGCACCCAACAGACAATGCTATTCAGTGAGCTGGACGGCGGCGGCAAACAGATCAAAGGCGTTATTGCTATGGCCGATGACGACTGGGTGGATCTTATCAGACAAGTGTACTTAGACGTAGGGCTTGAGTTTGGGCAGGACGTGGTGGTTGAGAAGAGGGAGGCTGTTGATCCTTTAGCTGAGGCCCTTGATAGTGAAATGGACATCCTGAGGGAAATGACGGACATACAGGATGGCACTATTGACAAGATCGACAAACAGATGAAGGAAGGCGTGAAAGACGGCTGGAACATGGCACGGCTTCAACAGGCTATAATGGATACGGGCTTATTTGACTCGGCGAGGGCGTTGAGAATATCCAGGACTATTACAGGTGCGGCGGCCTCCCAAGGCCAATGGTTGGGCGGCAAGATGGTGGGCGCTACACATAAAACGTGGAGCAACTCGGGGGATGACCACGTTAGAAAACGGCACCGTGCGCCATTAAATGGTTCAACTGTGGGGATTGATGAAGTATTTATGAATGGTGGTAGGTATCCCGGTGATAGCTTGTTATCAGCGGCTGAACGTGTGAATTGCCGTTGTGCTCTGATGTTCACACTGGAGGGCTAATGGAAAAACTTTGCTATACATGCAAACATTGGGGGCCTAAAGAGGAATATGGTTTCGGAATGAATCCGCAGGTTGACGCGAGATATTGCAATATTGAAGGGACTGACACTGAAGAAATGAAGGCTGATGAATTTGCTATAATTTGTTGCCATGATGGGCCTGTTTATACTGGTTCAAATTTTGGATGTATTCACTGGGAGGCAATAGACAAGTGAGACCGATAACGATATTCAGGTATTACGCAGAGTTCTATACGTTCACGTGGGAAGTTTGTTTGAATTGAAGGGAGGTAAGATGGTGGAGTACCATGATTGCGATGTTTTTAAATGCGATAGCTGTTCCGATTATAAATCAGTTAATCAGATCCACGAAATGAAGGCTATTTATACTGCATGGAGTAAGGAGTCTCAAGAGGAATTTCGTTTTTATGTGGGCCATATTGCCTTATGTGAAAAGTGTTTTGTGAATTCCAAAAAGAAAAAATAGGTAGGAGGTGAATCTAATGCCAAGAGGAAATGGAACAGGACCCCCAGCCGGATCAAGGGGACCAAGGAATGGACAGGGTGGTGGTAAAGGTACGGCTGGTGGTAGAGGGACCGGCCCTAAAACTGGTGGTAGGAAGGGTAGCTGTTAACTTAAATTAAACTACGGGAGGGTTTAAATTATGAGTCATTCAGTAAAAGTAACGGTTGTTGCAGATCAACACATTATTATTTGTGGAAAAGTGGCTGACATTTACAAACTTAGGTCTGTGACTCTTGATGGCTTTGGTCAGGCTATTGGATACGTGGAGGAATCACAAGAAGAGTTCAACTGTAGTGAAGATTATTTTAAACGTGACTATACTATTTTTAAATGTAAAGTTTGTGGATGGAGTTTCCCTTGTGGCTGGTCTGAAGCTGGTCTGAGACCAGAAGTTATTGCGAAGATGAGGGATCACGTTCATTTGAAGCATAGGGGTCAAGGGGCAGGTTTGGGTCCGAAAAGAGGACAGGACGCCAGAAAGGGAGTGGTTAGTAATTAAATGAAAATACGATTTTATGATAAAAAAACTGGACAGGATGCTGTGTTAAGTAATGAATGCACAGAATTTGTCATTTCGGCGGATGGCCAAGTGAAAGAGTTTCTGGAACAAGGCTATGCGAGCCATTATGATTTAATGGGACGTGATGACGTTGGAATTGAAATAACCCCCGCAGAATTTAACGTAGACGATGCCGTCATAGTATGTAAAAATGGAGATGGGCCAAATTCAATAGGATCCAGTCGATGTGTTGATTGCGACGATTGGTTGTATTCATAGTGAGGATAAGATTGTTATTCTACGATTAAAGATGGTAGGAATTTGAGATGTCAGTACAAATTAATAAAAAGGGACAGACTAACGCAAGGGGAATGATCCGGGTTGGCAATATCAACAGTACTGCTGCCTGGTCATTCTCTGCAAGTGATGGAAATAAATTGCTTGGTGGTAAGGATGGAAAAACAAATTGTTTTCCAGGTGATATCCAAACACTATGTTCAAGATGTCATACAATAGCCGATTGGGAATTACGCAGAGGAGAAACGATATGAAAAAGGAAGAGGAAACAAAACAACCTGAGATGGAGATTAGGGCCGTTGGGGAAATCAGAGAAACTACTAATGAGGGGATACTTGAGTCGTACCTCACAAAATGGGATTCGATAGACGAATATCAGAGTACGTTTTTGAGGGGCAGCTTTAAGAAAACCTTCCAGGAGCGCGGCGACAAGATCAAGATGCTTTGGGATCACAATAACCTGATAGGCCATGTCATTGAATGCCGAGAGGACACCTATGGGCCTTGGATCAAAGGCCAGATCAACATGGAGACCAATGCGGGCCGTGAGGCGTTTGCTCACCTGAGGGCCGGTGATGTGGATGCCATGAGCTTTGGGTTTAATGCTCTGAAAGACAAGATCGAAGATGAAGTCAGGGTGATATCAGAAGTCAGGTGCATGGAAGTGTCCCCGGTGATATTCCCGGCTAACGAACAAGCCAAGATTGTGAGTGTCAGGGCTGAGAGCTTTGGCGAAACGGTTGATTTAAGCCTCCTGGGACAACGTGGTTGGCTGTTACTTGAGAGCCTATACCGAACCCTTGATGATATATGGTGGGCCGAGGGTGGAGCTGACCTGGGACTTATAAGGTCTGCAACACAGGACTTTGGTAAGGCATATCTGTCATGGGCAAAAGAGTACCTTGCTCAAGATTCCAGAACCATCCCCACGGATAACGAGCTTATTAGGGCTTTATATGATCACAGTAAAGGGGATCTTGCCGCGATTGCACAGGATACCTCTTTAACGATGGATGAATTAAGAACGTTGGCAAAGGGACAGATATTACCACAGGATAAACGAGATAAACTGGCCGAGCTGTCAGAAGAAGTGCAGGCGGCTCACCAAGAACAAAGAAGCGAAGCCGTGAAAACACTTTGCGATGAATTGAGAGAAGGCGGATTTAGTGAGGCTGAACGCGCACGGTTTAAGGGTCTACTTGAAAACAAGGAGCCGGATCTACCGAGTGAAACAACCGTTATCACCTCAGAAATCAGAAAACTACGGGAATCACTTGAAGGAGATTGATCATGGCTGAAATGGACGATCTGAAGAAACTCCACGAGGAAGTCTCAACAACTTTTGAGACCCTGAAGGAGCATAATGACAAGGCGATTGAGGAAGCCGAAGCCAGAGGCGGGGTAGCAACTGCTGAGACAATGGCGATTGTTGAAAAGGCAAACGAGGAAATAACCAACCTCAGAACTGAGATGACTGAGCTTGAAACCAAAATGAACAGGCCGAAGATTAAGAACGACAAGGGCGAAGAGGTTGATGAGGAAACTGAGCTTCGTGAGTCTGCTTTTGAGAAGTTCCTGCGGTACGGTGCCGGTGAGACCGGGCGCGAAATGATGACCCCTGAAGAGATCAGAGCTTTGGGTGGTACATCTGATGCTGATGGCGGGTTTCTAATCCCTCCGAGCTTCGAGAGTGGCATTATCATGAACGCTTATGAGCTTGCGGCCTTAAGGCCGGTCTGCCAGGTTGGTACTACCGGGCGCGATCTGGTTGTATTAGGCTCATTGAGTAAGCCGAGCGTAGCATGGGGCCGTCAGAGTTTGGCCGTAACCCAGCAGGACTTAACAACCGGCGGGGAAAGGATCACGATCTATGATTGTCGTGCCTTGACTCTTATCAGCAATAACACGCTTGATGACTCGGATGCTGACATTATCGGTGAGATGACTGATGCTTTTGGTCGTGCTTTAGCCGAGGCCGAGGATACCGCTTTTGCAGTAGGTGCCGGGGATGACAGCCCACAGGGTGTTGTGGCTGACTCCAGGGTTCAGGTTCTTTATGTGGCCTCTGGTGTGACGGCTGCTTTGAGTGATGCTACCAACAACGGCGTTGATGCTCTGATTGAGTGCTTTTATACCCCAAAGGGTATTTATCGTCAGAACGGTACATGGGCCTTTAACTCAACCACAGAGGGTGTAATCAGGAAGCTGAAAGATGGTGAGGGCCGATATTTATGGGAGCCTGCTGTTCAAGCTGGTGGCCCTGCTATGCTGTTAGGGAAGCCGATCGTGAACCCAGAAGGTCTGGCGGATATCGGAGCCAATGCTTACCCGATTGTGTTTGGCGACTTCAATGCCGGATACAAGATCCGCGACCGTGCTGGTGTGACTGTCCAGAGATTAGTGGAACGTTATGCTGAGTATGACCAGACCGGATTTTTGATCAAAAAGAGAGTTGGTGGTCAGGTTACATTGTCAGAGGCATTTTGCCCGGTGAAGATAGCCGCTTCGTAGGAGGTGTGTTATGACAGATCCAAACGAAGTTTATGGAAAGCCCTGGTCGAAGTCGCAGAATGCTTTTGTGGATAACACTTTGGTACAGGGTGATAATGTAGTCCAGAGCGTAAGGCTGCGGAATACCATTGCTGAGATCAACGCAGGCAAGACTCTGTTAGCTGCGGTAGCTGACAAGAAATATCGAATTATTGACTGGACCTTCATTGCGTATGGAGGTGCGGCGGCTACTGCTACGGCTGTTACTCTTTTGGCGACTCAGACCTCCGCTGTGGCTTTGGCTACGATTGCAGTTGGTGGGTTGACTCAGAGTGCGGTTGTAAAACCGGATCATACTAACTGTGCTGTGCTGGCTGATGGAGCTTCATTTGTTGCCAATGACGAAGAGACTGCTATAACCATAGGTAAGACTGGCAGCGATTTGGCAACGTGCACAGGTATTGATGTTATTTTAACATACACTTTAGAAGACGCATAAGATTAAAACTACGGGAGATACAGGAGAAGTTAAATGGCAAGTATCTTTTACTATAAGGATTATGTCCGCACGCAGAGGCTTTATTTAGAAGGCGATGCGGTTACTGGATTTACCTTAGACGGAGACCATACGACCGCCGGGTTGAATATATCCGGTGATAATGGGATCGGGCTGCTCATATCGGGTGCCGCAACAACTGGGTTTAGTATCACGTCTGCCGTAACGACTGCTGCATTTACGGGCATTAGTATTGCTCCTGTTTGTACAGGTCAGTTGGCAGGAGCAACTGGGATAAGTATTGATTACAACTATTCTGGTGGGGACATTAACGCCTACGGTATTGACGTTGACATCCAGCAGACTGGGGAGACTTCAGGTTCTCCGGCGATTGGGTCAAGAGGTAATATTCAGGGTATTAGAAGTGATGCCAGGGTTGCCTATACCATCGACGATGCGTATGCAGTTAGGGGAAGTTGCTACGTCCTGCCTGCTGCCACTGAGGCCGCCAATGATTGTATTGGTGTCTTTGCGACTATCCAGCATACCGGAACCATTACAAGAGGGGCTACAACGAGTTCCTTTTGTGCGATGAAGGCCGATGTTTCCAACGGAAGTACAGGAAGCTGGGAAGGCAATATGTTCAACCTGATGATGGGTTATGGTTCCAGTGTCAATTATGGAGCTACGTCAGCTATCATCTATGGGTATACCCATGCGGATGCAAGGGCTGATTACGGGTTGTATCTCAACAACTACTCCCCCCACATGCTGGCTGGTATCAGACTGGGTGAGACAACCGGAGCTTCTCCTGTTATGGAGTCCGCGCTTTGGATTAGTAATGCCGGAATAGGAGATGGATATAATACCGGTGCTATTCTCTTAGCTGGTGATCAGGCAGGTACGGCTCTTGCTCTTGGAGCAACCACTAATGGCTTCTGTGCTATGCGAGTCAACTGCACATTTGCTGTGACTGGTGGGGCTTATTTCTTTGGTAAGTATTCAACCTATACTACGTCTGCTGCAATGGTAGATGGGTTTATCATGGGCACCTACGACAAGGTGACATTAGCCCATGTTGGATATGAGAACTATGCTACCAGGGGTAGAATGGTTGTCAGTGTTGCTCAGACTGGAAACACTGGTAGTCAGTATATTGGTGTGTTCGGCGCTGTTGAGATGGCAAGTGGTGCTCATGCACTGTTGGATACTGGTGGTTGTTATGGTGTTCTTGGAACAGCCAATCTTGCTGGTGGGTCACTTGACCAGCCGTTGATTGCTGGATACTTCGACTGTAATCCTCTTGTTGATGTAGCTGGAGGTTCATACGCAGTCAGGGCCAGGATGCAGAACCATTGTGACTATGGTGTTGAGGCCATGTGTCAGACAGATGATGCCATTGCTGGTATTCATGTTTTGGCCAGATTAGCGGGTGCACTTCCTGTTGGTATTCTGTTCACTGGAGCTAATGATGGTGGTCAGGGTACTATTGCAAAGGCGTTTAAGTTTGCCGCTGCTACTAATTGCGGTATTGCTGTTAATACCAACACTATGACTCTCAACGATACATCGCACCACATAGTGGTCGATATTGCGGGAACTGATTACTACATCCCGATTTGGGATAATGCAACTTGGACTTAAGAGGTAACTACTATGATAACTTTAGAAACTACACATCCTTTAGGTTTACTCAGGATGTCTGGTGGAGAATCCTTTGAGGTTGCCGCTGGAAAGAGCCTAAAGATTGAAACCTCCCCAAGGGGCGAAGATATCATGGACGCCGAAGTTCCAGCGGGCAAGAAATGGGCTGTTAGTATCAGTGTCCAGGTATCCGAAACTGACGCGTAGAGAGGTGCAATATGGCTAAGAAAAAAGAAGTCAAGGCAAGTGCGGTTAAGAAGCCGGTTAAGAAGGCAGTTAAGAAGAAAACTCCTGCCCTTACCGGATCGGCCGCACCGAAAGACATGATGTGAAACAATATCCTGAGATAGGGGCAACCCGAAACCCAGACCCTCCCGGCTGGCTTCTCAGGATCAACCACCGAGAGGGTAATCGGGAGGGTATACTATGAAACTAAGCGTATTGGAAAGACTGTTAATTCAGAACTTGTTACCGGAGAAGGGATCGTTTACTAACCTGAAACTTGTAAGAGTGGCAAGGGAAGTGTTGTCATTTGACGACGCCGAAAACAAAGTCTTGGAGTTTAAGCAGGACGGCGAACAACTTCTCTGGGCTCCTGATGTTATAGGGGACAGGGAAATCGAGCTTGGTGAGATCATTACCGAGATGATTAAAAAGGAACTTAAATCTCTTGACGAAAAAGAAGAATTGACGCCACAGCAATTTACGCTTTACGAGAAGTTTATTGCATAACAATTTTGTGGGATAGGACTCCACGTCTGAATCGCCACTAACTCCCGGGTGGCTTTCCCACAAATTAAACCGGGACAAAGGAGAACAATCATGAAAATGGATCTTGAAACAAATTACACTATTGCGGTAGGGCTTGCTCCTGTTTCGGTTGCGGCTGGTACAGATGCCGGTGCTTCTCAGGATCACGCGGCAGGACATTCCGGGGCGTTCATTTTGAATGCTGGTCTTTTTGGTTCTGGAGCAGAAATCACCATGAAGGGTCAGTATTCTGATGACAATAGCACATGGTCTGATGATGACGGAACAACCGGGAATGACTATACGGTGACTTTGGATGAAGCTGGAATAACTACCCTGAATGTTCCGAATCCGATGGGTCGGTATACCAGGGCCTACATTACCGTGGTTACTGATGCTGTGGTGAATGATATTGTCAACGTGCTCGGGCCTCTGCGTCACGTTTAGTAAGGCATTGCTGATAGGGTAGGCCGGGAATAAGCCCGGTCTATTCTTCAACCTCTATAACGGAGATGAACCGTGAAGAT